CTTTAAAATTTCTCCGGCGGAATTTTTCCTGAGACCTTTTCTGTATGGATATTTCAGGCTTAGGGATGCGATGAACGTTTGGGTTCGAGTTCACTTTTTATAAGCGTGCAGGTAGGCCTTTTAAAACTGTAAAACTGTATCAAAACTCTTCTAAACTACTACATAACATATAATGATCTAATAATAAGTATATTCAATCTATATGAAACTACATACAAACACACATAAAAGTGTAGGTGAAGTATATGAACTACGATGACGATCAAACTGTTTTTCGAACTCCGCTTCCAACTTCAGCTGAAGAAGCCGAGGATTTACTGATTAATAAGGCAATTAACTTGGCAATGAAGCGACTTGAAGATGAAACAGCGAGTAATGGCCTAATAGCAGAGATAATTAAACTAGGAACAGCAAAAGAAAGGTTACAGAAAGAAAAACTTAAAAAAGAAAACGATCTTCTTCGTGCTAAAACAGAAGCAATCAAATCTCAAAAGAATACTGAGGAGTTCTACTCCAGAGTACTCGACGCTCTTCATTCATACGCTCCATCGATTTACAATCCTGATGCTGGAGATGACGATGACGAGTACGAATATTAGATCTTATCATGAACTGTCTCGTCTAAAGACTTTTGAAGAGCGTTATGAGTATTTAAAGATGACAGCACGAATAGGAGAAGAGACTTTCGGAACAGAACGATTTCTCAATCAGTATTTTTATGGTACTCCAGAATGGAGAGCTTTAAGACAAGAGGCATTAATACGTGATCAAGGATGCGATCTAGGTATAGAAGATCATCCTATCGGTGGAAGAATAGAGGTGCACCATATTAATCCGATTACTGCCGAAGATATTAAGAACCGAAACCCATCTATACTAGATTTAGATAATGTTATTTGCGTATCTTCAAACACTCATAAAGCTATCCATTATGGAGACGCATCGTTGCTACCTCACGATCCGATCGAAAGGAAGCCAAATGATACATGCCCATGGAAGCTTTAAACAGAAAGAGGTGAAGCTACATGGCGCTTGAATCGTCTATTTTTAGAACTATTAAAGCATTACTTGGGCCAGATGCAGATTACGAGGTATTTGATCATGACATAATTATATTTATTAATAGTGCCATATCAACACTAACCCAACTTGGTATTGGTCCATCTAGCGGATTCCGAATCACAGGACCTAACGAAACATGGGATCAGTTGCTTGGCAACTATGAAGATTTGGAATCTGTGAAGACATATATTTATATGAAGGTGAAACTCGCATTTGACCCACCGTCCAATTCAACAGTTCTAGGAGCTTATCAGGAATGTTGTAAAGAATTCGAGTGGCGGCTAAATGTTGCAATGGATCCTTCAAGATTATCGTAGCGAGGTGATTTACTTGTGAACAATGAATATTATTCCGGGTTACCTTGCTCGGAAAGTCTACAGCATTATGGTGTTGTAGGGATGAAGTGGGGCGTGAGGCGCTATCAGAATAAAGATGGGACCAGAACGTCGTTGGGTAAGGAGCGTTATCGAAAAGGTGGCGATCTTTCTAAAGTTTCTGATAAATCAAAATCGTCCGAAGATAAAGTGGGCGCAGTTAAAAATGCTCCTCGACGCCTAGCTGAAGGAATTTCTAGAGGTATTAAGCAAAAACTTGCTGAAAAATTTCCTTTTATGTTAAACGATGAAGAACTTGAGCGGTATACTAATCGACAGCGATCAGAGAATTCTTTTCTTACTTCACGAGGCGACAAACGTATAGCTAAACAGCGTGGAAAACAAGATAGTTATATGTCTACACTTGGAAAGAAGATTATCAGTGACGCTACAAGTATTGCTGTGAACAAAACTATGAATAAGGCAATGGATCGTTTGCTTGAAACATCTGATGAGAGAGATGCTAGAGAAGCTAAAGCCGAGAAGATTAAATACGAAGAGCAATCTAGATCTGCTATTAATAGGTTAAATAATTTAATCAGTTCCAATGATGAGGAAAACGAGAAGGATAATAAGGTTTTGGAAGATACAAGAGCAAAAATAAGCAAGCTAAACGATACAATAGATGAACGTTATGAAAAATCTAGAAATACTACAAATTCTGTTACAAAGAATCGATTATTGTCAGCTAACGCTGCAGATCTAGCACGGGTGAAGTTATTAGAGAAGAAATCTTATTCGCTTGAGAAATCTCTTAAAAAACGTAAAGAAGAAAATGCTAAATATGAAAAATCTCTTAAGTCAAAAGGTTTCGATATATATAGTAATTCCAAAGGCGGTAAAGGGCTTAGCGAGCAAAGACTAAGAGAAATTCTGGAAGAATATGGTTTAAATAGTGATTAAAAAGGAGTAAGTATAACTAATGTCACTATCCAACACGGCGACGCCGATTTATTACGGAAAATTTCGGGATGCCGTCTTAAGAGGTGACATCCCAATTTGCGAGACAATTGAGATGGAAATGCGACGAATCGATGATCTTATCGCAAATCCAAATTATTACTATGACGATGAAGCAATTGACGGATTTATTAGATATTGCGAAAATGAATTGACTCTACGCGATGGCAGTCCTATGCATTTGCTGGACACATTTAAACTCTGGGCGGAATCAATATTTGGGTGGTATTATTTTATTGAACAGAGCGTCTACAAGCCTTATAAAGATGGGCATGGTGGTCGCTATGTGCAGAAGCTTATCAAGAAGCGCCTTGTCAATAAACAATATTTGATCGTTGCTCGTGGTGCGGCCAAATCCATGTATGCCTCCTGCATTCAGAGCTATTTTTTAAATGTCGATCCAACCACAACATTTCAAGTTACAACTGCTCCAACAATGAATCAGGCCGACGAAGTTATGGCTCCTATACGTACTTCTATAGCTAGAGCTCCTGGACCTTATTTTCAATTTCTTACAGAAGGATCGCTTCAAAACACAACCGGTTCGAGGTCCGCAAGGGTAAAATTAGCTTCAACAAAAGAAGGTATACAAAATTTTATGACGAGTTCGAAGCTTGTTATTAGACCTATGAACATCGATAAACTTCAGGGCCTGTGTTTGAAATGTGCAACCATAGATGAATGGTTATCTGGCGATATTCGTGAAGACGTAGTCGGTTGCCTTGAGCAAGGTGCCAGAAAAGGTGGATTAGACGATTATATTATTGTTGCTATCAGTTCAGAAGGAACTGTTCGAAATGCAGCAGGCGACACTATTAAAATGGAGCTCATGGATATCCTGCGTGGGAAATATAAGAACCCACACGTCTCAATCTGGTATTACAGATTGGATGATGTTAAAGAAGTTGCAAGACCTGATCTGTGGTTAAAAGCGAACCCGAATCTCGATAAAACAGTTTCGTATGAAACGTATCATCTAGATGTTGAGAGGATGGAACATGAACCATCAAACAGGAATGATATTTTAGCAAAAAGATTCGGTATACCGATGGAGGGTAATACATATTTCTTTACTTATGAAGAAACGAAGCCTACAAGTGTGCATAATGATTTCTGGCAAATGACTTGCGCACTTGGTGTTGACCTTTCGCAAGGTGATGACTTTTGTGCTTTTACATTTCTGTTTCCGCTACGAGATGGTGAGTTTGGTATAAAAACAAGATGTTATATTTCTTCACTCACATTTTCACAATTAACCCTTGCAACAAGAAACAAATATGAGGAGTTCATTAGGGAAGGTAGTCTTGCAGTATTTGAAGGCACCGTTCTTGATCTTGATGAAGTTTACGATGATTTAGATCATCATATTGAAGAAAACCAATATGATGTTCGAGCAGTTGGATACGACCCATATAATGCAAAAGAATTTATAGAACGATGGGCCAGAGAGAACGGTCCATACGCCATAGAGAAAGTCCGACAGGGCAGTAAAACAGAAACTGTACCTCTTGGCGAAATAAAAAAAATGACAGAATCTCGTTTAATTAAGTTTGATCAGGAGCTTATGTCATTTTGCATGGGACATTGTATGATTATCGGTGATACAAACGGTAATCGTAAATTATCGAAAGCACGCAGAAGTGAAAAAATCGACTCTGTATCTGCGATGCTGGATGCTTATGTCGCATATAAAGCGAATAAGGATAACTTTGATTAATCAAGGAGTGAATCAAAATGAGTTATAATCCGTATGGTGGGAAATATACTTATGGCGGGAATTTAAAGCATAGCAGACCTTTTGGCAGCAAGAATGGATATAGCACTGTACCAGGATATATTCCGGTTGGTAAAAAGGCGGCTGGGGTTATAGTCGGTAAGCGCCCTGATGGTACGCCGATATATATGTATAAGGAAGGAAGCGGCAATAGACAAAAAACTAGAACTATCGATACGAAGACTGCTATGCAATTAACAAGAAATAACGGCTATAAAGGCAAAAATGTTTCTTCGAACACTCTTCGAACCGGTCGTGATCAACGTAATATGATGCGGAATGCTAGAAATAATAATCAAAATGCTCCGTCTAATACCACTCGTGCTGCTAGTCAGGAACGTATTGATAAACAGCGTAAATACGACAAGTCTCTTATCGGGCGTTTAGATAATGCTACCAAGGGAGTTCGTAGTGCGGTTGGAGATTGGTTTAATGAGCGTCGTGCAGAGTTGAAAACTACTGGTAAGAACGTTGGTAATTGGCTTAGTAAACGTGGGGAAGAATTAGGTAGGTTTGGTAAGTCTGCATACGAAGCCATTTCTAATAGTGACGAACGTAGAGCTTATGAAGAGGCTGCAGCTAATTATAAGAAGGATCCTAATGCGGCTAATCGGTATAGAATGAATAATGCTAAGAAAGCTTACGATAGTCATCTCTTGACTAGGCTTGGGAGAGGCTCTAAGGATATTGCCGATACTGTTGGAAGAACTGTTTCAAATGCTGCTCGCGGAGCTCGTGATGCTATCTCTAATCAAGATGAGCGTAAGGCTTATGAAGAAGCTGAAGCAAGATTCAGGAAGAATCCTACTAAGGAAAATCGTAAAGCCCGTAACGATGCTAAAAAGGCATATGATAGTCATCTTCTGACCAGGCTTGATCGTGGGGCCAAGCAAGGGGCCCGTAATGTTGCTAAAGGTGCTAAAGATTTTTGGGATTATACGAAACCTTTCGGAACTTTAGATAGGAAAGTTATAGGTGCCGTAAAGAGTGGTGCTGAAGCGGCTGGCAAAGCAATCTCTAATCAAGACGAACGTAGAGCTTATGAAGAAGCTGCTGCTAACTATAAGAAGGATCCCAATGCAGCTAATAGGTATAAAATGAATAATGCTAAGAAAGCTTACGATAGTCATCTCTTGACTAGGGCCGAACGTGGGGTTAATAGTGTTGCCGATACTGTTGGTAATACAGTAAAGAATATTGGCGAATATGCTTCTCAAAAGTCCTCTCAGGCTGCTAAGCTTCTTTCTTCGTTACCGTCTTCTATGAAATCTACGGCTAGAGATATGCTTGATAATATCAAATCTGGAAAGACTAAAGAAGATATTGATGCGGCTTTGTCTGATTTCATGAGCTTTGTTAGTGCTTCAAATAATACAGCCCCCACATCTAAAGGAAGAAAAGGCAATAGGTGATTAAATATGCCAAATTTTTTTCAAAGATTAATTCACGGATGGAATGCATTTCGTGGAAGAGATCGTCCGATACATGGCCAAATTGGAGAGGCAAGTTGGACAAGGCCGGATCGTGTTAGATTAAAGTCCGGCAGTGAACGGACTATCATCACAGCAATTTATAATCGAATAGCTCTTGATGTGGCAGCTCATAAGATTGAGCATGTTATAGTAGATGAAAATGGTCGCTACATTCAAAATGTAACAGATCATCTCAATGAATGTCTTACAATTGAAGCCAATATCGATCAGACTTCTAGAGCTTTCTTTCAGGATGTTGTTATGTCAATGTTCGATGAAGGCTGTATAGCTATTGTTCCTACTAATGCCACTTTAGATCCTCGCAAATCGGCCTCATATGATATTCAATCAATGAGAGCCGCTAAGATTATAAATTGGTATCCGCGCGATGTTCAGGTTGAAGTATATAATGATGAAATAGGCAAGAAAGAGACACTGTTATATCGCAAGCAAGATGTTGCGATTATTGAGAATCCTTTCTATTCGGTTATGAATCAACCGAACTCTATTTTACAAAGACTGGTTCGAAAGCTTTCCTTGTTAGATCAAATAGATGAACAGGCTGGAGCTGGAAAACTTGATCTTATTATTCAGCTTCCTTACATTATCAAATCTGACGCTCGTAAAGCGCAGGCAGAA